GACGACACTGAAAACTGCGCTCATAAACGTGATTTTAACGCAACAATTTGGATGCGGCTTCTATAAGAGCGGCAACATGATTCCTTATCAACACATTCATTGCTACTTGAATATCCCAGATACAAGTGGGAGGGATAGTTTGTTTCAAGCCGAGGCGCGTAGATGCAAGGATATTATAGATGTTATTAAGACCAACAAAAAGGATAGACATTTTTGTGTGTTTGATGAATTGTATTCTGGCACAAATCCGGACGAGGCGGTCATGAGCGCAAATGCCTTTATGGAATATTTAGTAAAATTCGAGAATGTGAAATGTATTTTAACAACACATTTTATTGCTGTTTGCAAAAAATTAAGTAGTCATCCGCGAATTGAGAATTACAAGATGGAAACCACTCCGACTGAAGATAGTTTCAATTACACGTATATATTAAAAAAGGGTATTTCCGAGGTTCGCGGTGGAATCAAGGTGCTTCACGATATGCAATACCCCGATGAAATTATCCAAAATAGTAAATTCAATAATGACGACAAATAAGAACCAATAACCAATAACCAAATAACAAACAATAATGTATTCGTTTTCTAGGATATAAAATTATATATCGTTGTTCTAATAATGTCTTTATCAGATATATTTACTCCGTCTGTAGTAATTTCTTTAGCCATTTCTTTATTATTAATTGGATTGCTCGGTTTGTATGTTAGTAACAAGATGAATGAGCAAAATCACAAGTTGAACACTATGTTTGATCTAGTGTCAACTTTAGCAAATGAATTGCAAATGGTTCGTAGTCAACCGCCTCTTGGCATGATGGCGTCTCCTTCTATTGGAGGCGGAGGTGGAGGTGGAGGTGGAGGTGGGCGTGTGTATGAAAGGCCGGAAGTTGCAACCACGAATCATTTAGTAAATATGATTGATGTATCGGATGATTCTGATTCTAGCGGAGATGAGTCTGATGGCGAGACAGATGAAGGTGCTGAGTCAGGCGATGATTCCGGCAGCGACGGCGAGGGCGACGGCGAAGGTGAAGACAATGAGTCTGGAAGTGATGGTGATGACGAGGAGTCCGATGGCGATAGCGACGGCGACGATGAGAATGATATGCAATCTGACAATGCGATAGTTGTATCTGAATCGTTGGACGACGCTCTTTTTGAAGAAATCGGCAACTTGGATGAATTTATTTTAGAGGAGACCAATATTGAGAGAGTAAAGACACCAGAGACAACCACAACCCCAGCACCCACCTCCACATCCACATCCAACGTGAAAAATTTAAACGTTGTGTTTGATTATAAGAAGGCTTCGCTAACTAAATTAAGAGAAATCGTCGAACAAAAGGGGTTATCCAGCGATACCAGTAAATTGAAGAAGCAAGAATTGCTGAAAATGCTTGAAATAGATTAGCCGAATAATTTTCTCTAGCCTTATATAAAATGTCTTGGGCAACATGCTTTTCTGGTTCAAATAACATTCATTTCAATTTTCCACCTATTATGCAGGACGGGCGAACCTATTCTTCTTATCAGCCGGAAGCCGTTGTGAATCAACGAATCCAAGAAGTAAATAATATTAATTCGAATTGGAAGTATCGTCAATTTTTAACGCAAAACGCCGACCAAATCATGCAATTTAACACGACTGAGGCCTGTTATACTCTTGGATTAAACCCGCACGTCACGACAAACGCAACACCATCTAGCAATGTGCCGTTCTTGTATAAGTCTACTTTCGATACTAGCTCTCCTGGATTCGGATATCCGACGAGTGACCTAAAAAACCCTTATTTAAGCCGACAGCAATTGGAAGCTAGAATGATTTCGCCGTCAATTACCTTAAACGCGGATACTGGGCCTGTGCAACCTATGGATAGGTAATCCCTCCTGAAAAAATCATAAATAAAGAATTTGTTATGATTTTTAGAAACAACCATACGTCGGGATACATGTTATGCTTTAGCGGTATTTTGTCGAGTTTTAAATGTATCTTGATGTATATCAGATGAGAATATTAAGCATTGATGTGGGTATTAAAAATTTAGCATTCTGTCTATTAGAAAACGACAAAATTGCAAAATGGGACGTTATTAATCTTGCCGCTCAAGACGCAACTGATGGATGTGGGTGTTGTGTGGTGGATAAAAATGTGAAATGTAGCAACCTGGCGAAATTTACGAAAAACGGGGACCATTATTGTTTAAAGCATGCAAAAAAACAGCCGTTTCAAATTCCGACGCCTGAACTAAAAAAGGCATTCATCAATAAACAAAAGCTCCAAAAACTTTATGAAATGGCCGATAAATATGGCATTCAATATACAAATACAACAAAAAAGAATGATATTATACATGAATTAAATGAATACACAACGAATATGTGTTTTGATATGGTTCATAGTGTCGGCGCATCTGAAATAGATTTAGTGACCATCGGCAAGAATATTAAAAAGCATTTTGACCAAATCTTTAGCGGGGGAGAGATGATTGATTATGTGATAATTGAAAATCAAATTAGCCCCATTGCAAATCGCATGAAAACGATTCAAGGCATGATTGCGCAGTATTTTATCATGACAGGAATGTGTGAGAAGATTGAATTTGTTTCATCTGTGAATAAATTAAAAGATATTGCCCCGGCTGACAAAAATGTGAAATTGACATACGGCGACCGGAAAAAGTTGGGAATATCCAAATGTTTAGAAATTATAAAAGATACCAATTCTTATTCCGAGTGGTGTGCTTATTTTATGAGCCACAAGAAAAAGGACGATTTAGCAGACTCATTTTTACAAGGAAGGTGGTTCAAAAACAAATTATAAAGAGTAAAAATGGATGATAGTGCAAATAATATATATATCTTCGCGTAAGACTTAAAATTATATGTTCTAATTAATTTAGTAATAGAATGGACGGACCAGAAATGATTGATATTTCCAGTTTCGATTTAAATGAATCCGGTAGTAGCCGTAGATCAGGGCTGAAATCTAGTAATTTTGGAGGAGGTCTTGAATTGTTAATGAATGACAAAGTTAAGGAGGGTTCTGGCAGTAAACTATCTAGCGATATTGATATTGACGACTTGACCAATCTAGAAAACGAATTAAATGATTTGGCAGAAGATGCTGACTCGATTCATTTAGGAGGTTCAAGCGCATACCAAGCCAAGTCGGATTTATTTGGTGGCGGTGGGCGTGGTGAAGACAAGCAGTCGGTTAAATTTAACATGTCGTCTGGTTCGGGTGCTGCATCCATTGGACAAGCGACTGCGAATACAGACGGCGGGAATGCAAAGACGTGGGATGGGTATGGCAAGTTTAATGACATTCCAGTGAACCCAGACATGACAAGCGCGCCTTCTCAACCGCAAATGTCCAAGGAGGAGTTGTTGAGAGAAAAGTTCAAGTTTTTGAGAAAGTTGGAGGCATTAGAAAAGAAGGGCGTCGAGCTTTCCAAAAAATACAATATGGACTCACCTCTACTTGAAATGCAGGGCGAATATGAGACGATTATGGAAGAAAAGGCAAAGCAAAACTCGGTCAAGTTTCAAGGCAACATGTTGATGGCTTGTATCAATGGAATCGAATTTTTGAATAACCGATTTGACCCGTTTGATATTAAATTGGACGGCTGGGGCGAACAAATTAATGAAAATGTATCGGATTATGATGATGTATTCGGTGAGTTGTATGAGAAGTATAAGTCCAAGGCATCCATGGCACCCGAATTGAAGCTTTTGTTCCAATTGGGTGGAAGTGCGATGATGGTTCATATGACTAATACCATGTTCAAGTCAGCCATGCCAGGTATGGATGATATTATGCGTCAAAACCCCGACTTGATGCGTCAGTTCCAAAGTGCCGCGGTGAATTCCATGGGTCAGAGCAATCCTGGGTTCTCGGGATTTATGAGCGGATTAATGAATCCTGAGCCTGAACCACAGATGGGGCGTGGTCCTCCTCCGCCCATGGCGACCCAGGGACCAAATTCCATGCCTCAAACTCGTGAGCGTCCAGGTAATAATGCCAGTAGCTATGCAAGAAACAATTTTGCAAACGACGGAATCAATATTCGTGAGAATATCGTTGAGGCAGAGAGAACTTCTAGACGCCAACAACAACAACAATCCACTGGCGGTCGTCCTGAAATGAAGGGACCAAGCGATATTAGTGACATCTTGTCTGGTCTCAAAACAAAGACGATTAATATTCAGGAGGCGCCTGCTGCGACACCCACATCCGCATCTAACCAAAATGAAAGCAGTACCATTAGTATTTCTGACATGAAGGAGCTTCAGGGAGATGGTGCAATGCCGAAGAAGAGTCGTCGTCGTCCGACATCAAATAAAAATACAATTAGTTTAGACATTTAAGAAAAAAATGAAGTTTTTGATATATTTTATGACAATATATATCAAAATGTTAGGTGCGAATAACAACAACAACAAAAAAATGGGTATCATGGCCTCTGTATACCCAACAACAAAACCTACTTATTCTACGGCTTACGATAATCGATTTGCCCAATACACACCCATTGGAAGTCCTGGATTGACTGGAGGTTGGATGAATATAAAATCAGCGTCACCAAAACATACCAAGTCAGCGTAATAATTTTGTGGGTTATATGGGCTGTGGGCCTCGGCGGACACTATTTACTATCTGGTTGCGTAAAATTCGGAGACGGCTTGATAATATATTGAGTCATGCTTGGATTATTACAACAAATCTGTAATACGTCCGACATGTAATTACAATAACGTGAATTCTCATTTGTTTGAGTCATGCATTTTATATATGCAATCTCTCGATACTTACAATCCATAAATGCTACATTTGCACATTCGTATTTTATTGTGTTTTTTAGATAAGCCTCATACATGGAGACTGAATCGGACATAATAATAATATACATACATTTTTTATATATATTATAAACGCATTCGCGTATTTTATTTTGTTTTATTTAAAGATTAAATATCCAAGTATGTATATAATGGAATCCCTTTTTAGTAATATTTTATCCACTGAGGATATCAATTACTTGAAACAACTTCCCGAAGTTTTGGAAGCAAAAGCCAAACTAGATACATATACCACTTATGGCAGGGTATATTTTTCCATCTCATTGACCGATTCTATACGCTCCGCCCTTGAAACACATCTTGGATTAGATCTATCCAGTGTAACTACCCTCCCGATGCGTTGGATTAAGGGCGACACCTTACCTCACATAGATACTGGCATAGCAAAGTTTGAACGAACACATTTAGTATATTTGAACAGCTGTCCAGGCGAATTTATCGTGGATACTACAGAATATCCCATTCTTGAAAATACTGGATACGTGTTTAACGAAGGGATTTCGCACAAGACGCTCCACACAGATTTTGTACCTCGTCTTATGATAGGCCCTATGAGCGAGCAAGCATTTGCGGTTGGGTCTGGTCTATATTATTATCCATCAGAAGCAGATGCATTAGCTTTTACAAACGAGCTAGGGTATCTTAATTTCGCCTTTATAGTAGGAGACGTCACGACTGGAACAAATGGAGGATATACACGTTGGAGACTTGCAAGTAATAGCAATGGTTCTTCTTCTCAAGCAGTTGCGTATAATAATGGCGATATACTAAATCCCGATGGGAACTATTATTTATATCCATCATCCGCGCCGTGCTTTTTAGAAGGCACGCAAATATTATGTCAAGTAGATGGCAAAGATACCTATATGCCGGTGGAACAAATGAGACCGGGCACAATCGTGAAAACAAGTTTGGATGGCTACAAACCGGTAGTAATGATTGGAACAGGTCCCATTCAGAATCCTGGAACGGCTGAACGCACGCAAAATCGTCTATATAAATGCACACCTGCGAAGTATCCTGAACTCACCAGTGATTTGTTCATTACTGGATGTCATTCTATTTTGGTAGATACCCTCACTGATAAACAGAGAGAGGAAACTATCAAGCAATTAGAGAGAATATTTGTGACATCTAAAAAATACCGACTCATGGCAGTAATAGATGAACGTGCCGAACCATGGGAATCTGCAGGGACCTATAATATTTGGCATTTTGCTTTAGAAAATGATGACTACTACAGCAACCATGGCGTATATGCAAATGGATTGTTAGTTGAAACATGTTCCAAGAAAAATCTAAAAGAATTGTCTAGTATGAAGCTCGTTGAGTAATCAGCTTGGTTTTGGATTTTGAGTAAGTTATAAAATATACTATATTGCGTATAGTATATTTAGAGCAACCTATTTTGAAGCATATAATTTAACGACGTGTTTTTCTCTGACGACCAGTTCGACGATTGACTTTTCGTTTCATGGTTCGTCCTCGTCTAACCCGTCTGGCAGTTTTTTTTGTGCCGGTTCGTCGTCGTCCTCCTTTCAATTTGCGCGTTTTTCTGTATTGTCGTCTTTTGCCACCAGCTGCGTCTCGGGCAGCACGAGTACCAGTATCCTCCTCACCTGCAGCTTCTCTCGTTGCATTTCTATTATCTCTTGCCCTACGCGCCGCTATTATCCGCGCCGTCTCCTCTGCGGCCTGTCCTGGTGTCTGATCAAATCTTGTCATATCAGTCGTCCACACTGGTACTGCTGCCCCTGGCAACTCCTCTGCTGCCGCAGCCAACATAGATAACCCTCGCCCAGCCGCCGCCGCTTTTTGTACTCGCGTTTGGTCCTTAACCCTTGCTTGATCTAATAGCTGATTTGCATGTGTTACGCTAATTTCCCGATTATATTTTGTCAGGGCGGTAATCGTCTTTTTTCGCGTATCAATTCCTTGGTCTATCTGTCGTGGTGGCATAGGATCAATCGGTTCAGTTAACCTAAAATTACCAGGGATAATCGTTCTAGGATTAAAATCTAGTGTAAAATTGACCAAACCATTCTCTAAAGTTAATAGACGACCGGCGATTTGTCCAGCCTGTCCACTTTGCAATATTTGGCGGGCGCGCGCGATTAAAGTCATAATATGACTAACTAGGTTAGTTTCGGCGCTAGCCGCCACATCACGCCCTTCGTATTTAAGTGATCCATCTGGATTTATCGTCCATTTATCAATATTTATAACATCGCCACTTATCTTACTTGCTAACTCTTGTAATTCAAATAAACGCGCGTCTTGTTTTATGCTATTTATAGTTGCCGCCTTGTTTGCATCTCCAACAAGTTGTAATTCGGGGAACTGGTTGAAATCTATACCATTAAAATTATCCATTTCAATATCTAAAAATCGCTGCACGGCAAGAGTTCTTGCGCGAATATCATTAAAATATATATCAAACTGCGCTTTTTGTATATTCCATGTAGCAAATATTGCTGGAACATAAAACAATTCTTTATTATAAATACCACCTATTTTACGTGTGACTACATCCAAAACCTGGATAACTTTTTCTTGTAAAAACTCTGTACCTAAATCTGGTCCAGCCCACATTTGATCATCAATTACTTCGTCGCCATCTTTGCGGTTAATTAAATTATCTAAAATGGATTTTATTATATGTGCGATATATGCGTTATCTTCAAGTCTATTTCGGACATCGTCTAGGTCTCTTAGCTCAGATGCGATTTCGTCTGATTTAAGTTCCCATGCGGTATGTTCAGTCATATCTTTTGCCATTTGAGTTAACTCCTTTGACGCGGCGGCATATTTCTCTCGACTCGCTGCATGAAGCATAGGAGATCGGCCTTTGACTTTCGTAGAGTAGTTCTCTCCCATATAAGAGATCGGCTCCCTTATCTTAGGATCCTCGACTAACAAGTCAAGTAATAATCGATCATCGCGACCAATCTTTTGACCACGTCGAATCATATCACCAAGTGTATTATATTCAAGATTAGGATCGCTTGTTTTATTTCTTGCTACATCTAACAAGACCCGTTCAAAACGTTCTAACAAAATCTTCCTAAGCGTTTCCACAGACATTTCGCCGCGCACTGCTTCGCCTATCTGTTGAGCCGCATCAGAATATTTAATTTTCACAAAAATAGTAGACCCCAAACTGCCGAGTTGGGCTTTTGCGTTGAAAATATTGCTTCCAGCCCGAGACACAAGGTTCGTTACAGCTTTACTATAATTAGTAACAACATTAGACAACGCCTCTGTGAATAGTGTTGCGCCATTTCTAACGCTATTTATTTGTTGGTTAATGGAGTCAACATTAGTATTATTGATATAGTCAACAACTGCTGCCGCCACAGGACTATTACCAATTTGTATCTGAAGGCCTTCTTGTGCAGATGCCATTATTTTATATATATATACTGGATATTATATACCGGATATAAATTATTAATTTAGATTGTTGGTTGAATTAATAATTTTGACTTGCGCTAAATAAACTATTATTTCTTTACGCGCCTAGAATAGTATTTATGCTTTATATGCTTATGTTTGCGAGTGTTTCGTCCGCGACATTTTTTTTGTTTTGAACATCGTCTAGTAGAACCGCCCTTTTTGCCGTCATATCGTCTTCTAGTGCGTTCTCCCCGAATGGGTTTGGCTTCTGCAAGAGGGACTTCTGTCGCAACCGGTAACGGCGCCTTTGATATATCCTGCTCCTTAGGAACATAATCGACGCCACGTGAATCCGCCCATGCTTCTTGTATGTTATCCCACACTCTTGAGCATTGCATTCGCGCCTTTTGTGCCGTAGAAATGGACGTGCCAGGATACAAATCTAAATCCATAACAACGTAATACGAATTTTTCGATTCAATCTTATTGGGTTTCTTCAAGTAATACGCCAAGGCCTTCTTAATACTCTCCTCATCATTAAATCCGGAACCTTTCGGTAGATTCAATTTATTATCACGCGCAAGTTTTTCAATATAATCCTTAATTAAATCAATGCGAAGCTCGTTTGTTTTGCACGCATCTAGTGGTGTTCTGCCATCTATCGCTTTTATAGTAAGGTCTCCGCCAGATTCCACCAACATTCGCGCAATATATCCATCTCCATTACGACACGCAAAGTGCAACGGCGTCGCCTCGTATTTATCACCTGCATTGACATCTGCGCCTTTGTCCAACAATAATTTGGTAATCTCTTTATTTCCGGCCTTAACTGCAATATGAAGCGGCGTTTCGCCTTGTTCCGTCGAGTCTGGATTGGTTCGCGAGTTTACAAGAATGTTTACCTGATTTTTAGGCAATCTGTCTAGGATGTTTTCAATCTCGGGCAGAGAATCGCTTTCGACCGCTTCAAATAAGACCTGCGTTAAATTATATTGGTCTTGTAAATTCGCCCTGAGTTGTTCATTTTCAACCAAATCAAATGGCGTCTGGTCGTTGTTATTTTTCAAGGTAGGATTGGCGCCGGCTT